AAATTTACTCGAACAAATCAATGATAATGACATTCTTTCAAACGTGTATAAAACACTTTTGAATTCAATCTATGGCGTATTTTCGCAAATATATTCGCCATTATTTGACATCGAGCATGCGGAAAGTGTAACTCTTACTGGACAGGCGGTTGTAAAGCAAGGTTCTCAAATAATATATGACTTTGCGAAGTCAAATGGATTTTCCGGTCCAATTGAAGAGATTTGTGTATATCAGGACACGGATAGTGAATTTTTCTCATTTGATGCTATTTTTAAAAATAAAAAAATTAATTTATTGAATGATGACAATATGATTTCAGATGAAGCATTTTATATAATAAAAGAATATGGTGATATTTTAAATAAAGAGATAAATGAATGGGCGAAAAAAGAATTAAAGTCAACAGATCCTAGATATTTTTTCAAGAGAGAAAAGATTTGTGATGTTGCTTTGCTACAAGCTAAGAAATTTTATATTCTTCATATTTTAGATAAAGAAGGTAATAGACCAAAAGATGATGAGATGTTTGAATACAAAGGAATTGAAGTTGCGAAAGCAATCTTATCAAAGGAAGTTAAAATTTTAATTAAAAATATTATAGAATCCGCTATTCTCGCTAAAGAGAGAAAGAAAGCAATTAAATTATTTCATGATGCATATGAGAATTATTGCAATATGACACCGGAAGAAATTGCATCTAGAAAAAAAGTAAACAACTACACCAAATATAGAGATGATTATGATGAAGATGGTGGAGGGTTTGGAAAAGGAACACCGCATCACGTTAAAAGTTCAATAAATTTCAACGAAGCACTTAAAAAAGTTAATATAGAGGCAAAGTATCCATTAATAAAAAATGGAACCAAAATGAAACACTTCTATTGTAAGAAAAATATATATGGATATGACTCGATTGGATTTATTGACCAATATCCAAAGGAATTATTGAGTATAATTGCGCCAAATTATAAATTTATGTTTGAAAAAAATGTAATTCCAGTTGTGAGTAAAATATTTCAAATCATTGGCTGGCCTATACCAGCAATTGGATGTGAGGAGTATACTGATCTGAACGACTTATTCTCTTGAGAAGAATTGTTTAAAACTTTCTTGCATCGCCAAATTTCTTCTAATTTGTGCAAAGCCGGAATCAATTTCTTCTCGGGTTGCTTGACGATCAATTGTTTTTGGTTTTTTGATTAATGATAATTCTTCGTTTTTTTCTTTTATTTTTTGAAATAAAAAATTTTCAACTTCATCTTCTGACATATCATCAAAAACATCTTTAGGTATTGTTATATCTCTATATGTAGCATGTTGCAAATAATTTCTAGAAGCACCACTTCTATCAAAAATTTCTTTGAAATCTTTTTTCATAATATTATTTATTAGACTGTTGATTTTTTTTAGTTTTATAATAATATATTAATTGATATGAGTAATCAAAACACCGAAAACACCGAAAACAATAATACATCAACTTCAATCGCATTTTTGGATGCAATTGGAAGAACTATTCTTTGCGAAAGGGTTGAATCAACAGAAACGCAACTTAAAGTTAAAAATCCAGTTGTATTGCATGTTGTACCAGCAGATAATTCTGGAAAAATGTCAGTTCAACTTCTTCCAATTTTCTTTAGAGAATTTTTGGCAGATAAAACTGGAGATGTCGTCTTTTCGTATGAAAAGAAGAATATCACAATGACAGATATTGATGCTTTAGATTTTAGACTACAAGCACAATATTCGCAAATGTTTAATAAGCAAAATACATTTGCTGCACCACAACAACAGGCAACAGCAGCATCGCAAAGTGTGATTAATTTATTTGATGAATAATTAAAATTAAAAAATAAATTAGCTAAAACCTCAAAATTGACTTTTTGAGGTTTTTTGCTATTATAGTCATATGGCAAAAATAAAAAAAGAAAACACAGATGAAATTGAAAACGTCGGATCAATCGACGATGCATTTAAAGTTTTAGATGGGCTAAATCCAAGTGCAGCTTTTTTAAATGAAAACTCATTATCAAACGTAAAGGATTGGATTGATACTGGTAGCATGGCACTAAATGCAATTATATCGGGTTCTCTTTATGGTGGAATCCCAATGGGAAGACTATCGGGATTTATCGGACCAGAATCTTGTGGAAAAACCTTAATGGCAAATAAAATCATGGCTAACGCACAAAGGAAAGGTATGCACGTTGCATACTTTGACACTGAAGGTGCCTTGGACCAAGAAACCGCATCAAGATTAGGTTGTGACCCCTCAAAGATTAAACATGTACCAATTGAAATTACTGAACAGTGTAGAAATCAAATTATTAAGTTCCTTGATATGGTCATAGAAAAAAATCTACATGGAAAATTTCTAATTGTCATAGATTCCTTGGGAAATTTAATAACAACACAAGAAAAAAAGAAAATAGATGAAGGAAGTGATACTCCTGATATGGGTAATAGAGCGAAAGCACTTAAAAGCATGATGAGAGCTATCACGCATTCGGCAAGCAAAGCAAACTGTCCCGTTGTATTCACCAATCACATCTATGATGACCCATCGCAACTTCACCCATCCGCACTAAAAAAACAAGCGGGTGGATCGGGTCCATTGTATATGGCATCAGTAATCGTGCAGATGGCAAAAAAAACAGAACGTGTCAGTGATAGTAAAAACAAAGATTCAAATGAAGAAACAACATTTTTATCTAAAGATATCAATGGGCTTACTCTTAGAGTATTAACAACAAAAAATAGATTTGTGGTTCCATTTTTGGAATGTGAAATGTATTTAAATTTTAAAACTGGACTTAACAAGTATTCTGGGTTGGTTGAACTAGCAGAAGCATATAAAGTTATTGAAAAACAAGGACATCGATATGTTTTAGAAGGTGAAATGCTTGGATTCTTTAAAGATTGGAAAACAAATGAAGAAATCTGGAATAAAATTCTTCCGAAATTAGAGGAAAAGCTAAAGGTAGAGCTTTCATTTAAAAATGAAACACCAAATGATGAGTCTGAGTAGGTTTTTATTGCTTTTTTATAAAAGATATAATAGTATTTTTATATGGCAGTAAAAACTCTACCGTTAGATTTAGATCATTTCGAAAAAATTATAATTTATAACTCTTTAGTTGAACAAACTTATTTAGAAACAATAATTGAGCACACAGATCCTTCTTTTTTTAAAGAAAAACGACATTCTGTTATTTTTTCTTTGTTAAAAGATTTTTATAATGAGAATAATATTCTTCCGAATCTAACTGAACTCAAATCATATTTAACAACAGCAGAACAGAAGGAATTTTTTAAGGAAATCATTTTATCATTCAATGCGATTGATAAAAATTACAACAAAGATTTGTTATTAAAGAACACTGAAAGGTTTTTAAAAGAAAAAGCAGTTCTCTCTACAGTAATAGATACATCTGTAAACTTACAGGGTGGAAATGTTGATACAGCATCAATCTTAAAACGATTTGAATCTGCGTGTGGTATATCATTAGTCGATAATATTGGGTTTGATTACCTTGAACAGATTGATGATCACTGCGAGGACTTACAAAAGGTTTTCAATACCCTGTCAAGCGGATGGAATTGGTTAGACAAAAATCTAGGAGGTGGGTTCATGGCAGATGGACGAGCATTATATGTATTTTTCGGTATAACCAACGTCGGAAAGTCGATTTTTCTAGGAAATATCGCTACTAACATCTTAAATCAAGATAAAACAGTAGTTCTAATAAGTTTGGAGATGCCAGAACAGGTTTATGCGAAAAGAATATCAGCACAATTATCAAAAATTCCTTGTGATGACCTTCGTTTGCAGATTAATCCGCTTAAAAATTATTTAAATCAATATAAAGTTAAAAATAAGTCATCTAAATTGATTATTAAAGAATTTCCACCGAAATCTGTCACGGTTCTTGCAATTAAAAGTTATTTAAAAAAACTTCTAAAGAATAATATAAAACCAGATGTGATAATAATCGATTACTTGAATCTTATTGCACCACCAACTAACGGATTGAGTTCATATGAATCAATCAAACAAATAACTGAGTCAATTAGAGCATTGTCATATGATTTCAGTTGTCCAATTATATCAGCAACA